CATATTTTGTGGAGAGATATTAACAGTTGGTAGAAAGTTATTTAGATTGCCAAGTGCAGACGTTCCAACAAAAAATGGTGCTGAAAATGTTACGGCTTTAGCCCCTGATCCAGATGCCAAAATAGAACTAAATTCTGTCCTTGCTGGCAAACTAGCAATGTAGCCAGCTTGTTGTAAATTTAAATTTTGGGCAGCATCGTCAGAAGTCATAGTAATTCTAAATTGAAACCCTCTTCCTCTAAACGTACCATTAGCAAAATCATTGAAATCTCCATAAGTAGGTGAGCTACTAGGGTTGTCAGTTGTAGTTCTGACTGCAATTTTAGCGTTTACATCATTAGCTACAGAACCATCAAAATCTGTCCAAGTATCAATATTTGCTGTTCTATTGTCAAATTCATCTCCAATGTAAAAACCTACACCTTGAAAATGCCTTTTTAACAGCAATGAAAATGTGCCACCTAAATCTAAAGTATCTACGAAATCATAAGTGCCAGTTGAATTTGTAGCTGGATTGGTAAGTTTTAATCCTCCCAAGCTGCTATCAAAAACAACATTAGATTTCGTTCCATTGTAAGGTGTGCTATCTGTATCTTCTCTATCTGTTTTTATTACTACAGTCTCTATTGTCTCAACATTAGATAAACTTACCTTTGCTTCTGTTGCACTAAATCTTCCTCCATCATCTTGAAATTTTACAAGATAAGTTCCACCACCACTCATTGCTGGAACGATAGCCTCTGTTGCATTGCCACTTAAGGCTTCAATTATGTCTTGAGCAGCTTGGAATGTAGCTTGTGCTCCCGTTAAATTTGTGTGCCTTACATAAACCCGACCACCGTGCAAAACGTCAATAGATATGCTTTGTCTAAATCTTAATCTTACAAACTGTTCGTTAATTGGTTCTATAGTTAAATTTTGTACATCTTCTGGTACTCCTGTTTTACCTACAGCATTAAAAGTAGCAGTTGTTGAATTTGCTGATAATTCAAGTAAGGCATTGTAAGAGAAAACTTGAAAAGTGTACTCACCTATAGGTGTATCCAAAATTTCAAAATCACTGCTGAATACATTTTGGGTTACATAATTTCCATTGCCTAATTTATAGTTAACTTGATATTGAGTAACTCCATCTACGGGCTGCCAATCTACAATTAACTTACTTCTAGCCATATTATTAATAACTACAGTTTTTTCAACAATATTTAAGTTACTTGGTGGATTTGCTGGTTGATTTAGTAAAGATACAGTTCTTGCAACTAACGGAGTGCCATCTTCGATAAAAGCATACTTACCTTCGACATAAGTTAAAGCTGTAATTGCATAAACTAAATCGTCTTGTTCTTCAACTGATATAACTCTAAATAATTGATTTTGCAGTGCGTTACTTGATAATACATAGGGAGAATTACCATTTGGTGCGGAAGAAAATGCAGAACTTACTGTTAAAACTGCACCATTAATATCGCTGACATTTCTTGTTTCAACATTTCCATTAGGAAGAATAACGCTAATTTTTGGTGAATCTCCCAAAGCAGGAATACTTGTATCAAACTGACTATCAATAGTTATAGCTGTTGTAGTCGCAGAAACTATACGACCTCCTCTTCTAGCTCCAGCCCTTACAGGATCACTTACTTCTATTACAGCACCAGGTCTTACGACAACTCCTGCGTCTATAGAAGTAGTAAAACTACAAGTTTCACTTTCATTTTGTTCAGCGAAAAGTACTGCTCTTCCAAGTCTAGCTGCTTGATTGCGAGAGGTACACGCAAATGCTTTTATTTTTTTGATAACTGTGCCTAATTTACTTATAGCGGTTGCATCTTCTATTACTTCAAAATCTACTTCTTTTGAATCCATATTAAAGTAGCTGACAGAAATAACAGAATGACGTTGTTTCAAACTACTTCCTGAGTAACTAAACCCTCCTTGACCTACATTAGATAAACTAAATAAATAGCTTGGAGTAACTTCTTTATCCTGACTTATTGTTACGCTTCCTGCTGACCATATCGGCATACACCTCATTACACCTGATAGCTCGTTAATTACATCAAAGGCTTCTTTAGAGTCTTGGATATTAACATTACAGCTAAATCTGGCTTCCTTTGTACCAGCACCCGTTCCATCATCAACTAATTCGTTTGAATACTTACTCGCAGCTACAAAGCTAAACAAATCTAAATTACTATCAGTTATGTGATCTCCAAATCCATATCTAGTATTAGTAAGTAAATCTAGCAAGCACATAGCAGGGCAATTTGTGTAAGTCGCTGCACCCATTACTCCATTAAATATGTATCCATCTGGGTACTGTATTCTTCCAGTTTCCATATCAACAGTTGGAGTACCTGTACCAGATGCTCCTGTTCCTGGTATTCGCACTTTTATTCCTCGAATCCTGTAAGTTCTTCTAGGAATCCGATTAAATTGCTTACTATCTAAACGTAAAGCTGTATAAGCACTATTCGGATAAGTAGATTTATTGTCTATAACTTCTTGTAAACTTGTAAATTGAAAACTATTAATTCTTTCAGTAGTTGCACTATCTATAGTATCTCTAAGCACTCTTACATCGACAGGAAATGCCCCTGTAACTGTTATCCTGTGATCTCTTGCATAAGCATCAGCAGTTCTTCCTTCTACGCTTGAAGTTACAACATCACTAAAACCACCGTTATTGTATTGAACTTGTATTCTATAAGCAACTGTATCTCCTCTAATATCTCCATCATCTTCTAATACTTGTATTTGAGGCCAAGTTAAAGTAACAATAATGGCATCAACATCTGTATTATTTACTCTTCTAGTAACCGATCCAATGATAGCTTGGGAGTTTGTTCCGTCTGTATTAACTACGGTTACACCCACACCAGTAGGTGATCTGCTTTCAGCAGGAATACCACTCATTGCACTTTGGTTTGCCGTTCCAAATTCAGTTTTAAAAGTTACGTCTTTAAAATTAAAATCGGTTTCGTTAGGAGAACTATTACTAGCATTAGCTTGCAAAATAGGAGTATCGTCTAGAAATACATCTTTTAAACTTGCGTTTTGGTAAGCTGTCGAGGTTCTATCTGTAATTTCTGCTTTTGAAGGAGTCGCAAAACCTTCTATCTCTCCTTCAGAAATTAAATCTTGAATAGTAGCAAAACTTCTGCTATGTAAAGTATCAGGAGCACGATATGGAGCAGGGGGTGGACTTGGTTGTCCTCCTCCGTGTCCTCTAATAATTTTCTTACTATTAGTCATGCGTCTACTTGGTTAGTATCTACTGCTGCACTTATTACAACACTTCCTGTAAAAATTTCACCATACACTATTGGAACGGGAGTTCCTGCTCTTGAAGTGTTTTGTAATCCACTAAAATTAAAAGATAAGCGAGGATCTTCTTCTGAAGAAAACTTTTGAGGTTTGGGTAATGGAAAGAGCATATCACTTACACCTGATAAAACTAAAGCTATACCAATATTTCCTCCTAGTGCTGCGAGACTAAATGCACCTGTAGTTGAACCGAAACCAAGAACTCCTCCTGCTCCAAACCCTGCACCACCAGATGCGATAGCAACACCTATCAAAGCAGCACCCAATAATACTTTTCCAAGACCTCTACCTGCACCTGTAATTACTGGAATAAAATGAATATCCTGCTTACCTATTGGATAATTAATTTCATCTTTATCAATACTATAGTTTCCTATTTTTACTTGATAGTATCTAGGACTCATGTATGCTTCTACTTCTGGAAAATTATGTATTAAAAAACTTACAGCTTTACTTATAGTATCTGCTTGGATTTCAAATTCCTTATGCCCAATAAATTCTGCTAATTTTCCGTATAATTTTATTTTACGAAGCATAACGTAACCTCTTTCCTGTACATTTTAACAGCCATTCAGAGTAAGGCTCCCTACAACTTAGTCTATCGGTTAAATGATGAATAACATCTCCTTTAAAAAATAATGCTACATGATTTAAACCTGGACTAAGAATACTCATAAATAATAAATCCCCGTCTTGTAATTTTTCATCTGCTCTAAGCTCTCTAAATCCTGTTCTCCAAGCACATCTTTCAAACATTGGATCGTCTAAAAACTTTTGAGGAGTAACAGGTCTTTCCCAATCTCTTAATTCAATATTTTTGTTTTCTTTATACCAATCTCTAACTAAACTCCAACAGTCTGTTATGCCCCAAACCCATTGGCGACCCAATAAAGGTGGTTTGTATCCACATGGCTCTAAATAAGCCCATTGTTCTGTCTTGGGATTAACAATGTACCACGGTAAATTACTATCTTCACAACTAATTTTATCTGCCTGACTAGGATTAGGTGGTGTTATGGGATGGCTGTGAACTACTGCAACTATTTCACCAATATTATCTGCTTTTACATAATCTTCTGGATCTATAATAAAACACTGATGATCTGTCATTGAAAGATTGCGACAAGGATAGTATCTCTCTTTTCCTTTTATATTCAATAAAAGACCACAGGCTTCTTTAGGGTCTTCTCGTTGTGCATGAAGTAATGCTTTGTATTTCCAAGTCATTATGTAAACGTGCCAATACTAGGAAAATCTGCTCTGGTGCATTGTCTTTTAGGGCAGCTTATTCCTGCTAAATCTAAAACAGAAGCTAATTCAAATTCTACAACTTCTCTATTTTCAGATGCTTTACGATCAATAGAATAAATTTCTTGAGGAAATTCTGCTGTTGGGTCAGCGTCAGCATTTTGACCATCTGCAAAATTAACAGCATCAATAAATTTAGCTAATGTTCTTATTCTTGTTAATGTAGAACCTGTTAAATCATTTCCTGGTGTAGTTTCATTTACGGTCAACAAAATCGCAGAAAAACTCAAACCTGTAACAGAACTACCTACATTTCCTCCATTACTAATAACTAATTTTGGTCTAGGTATTTGACCATTCTTATAAGCAAAACCTGTAGCTTGTACAGGAAATCTAAAGTATGAATTTCCTGCCCATACAATTTTTCCATTTGCATTTAAATTACTTCCTGCGTGAAATCTATAAACAGTATTAGCACCATGCAACGCTGTGCTTAGTTGTAAAGTAAACAATTCAATAATTGCACTTGGATTTATAGCCTGTAAATTATCAAAAATTGCTGCGTTTACTGACATTAGGTTGTTGGTTCAAATACTTCTCTAAATGTAGCGGTAATTTGTGCTCTGTTAAAGTATGGTATTGATTTAGACCATGACTCACATACAAATTGCGAAGAACTGATCTCACCTGGAGGAGTAAAAGTAAAACTGGCAGAGTCAATAGCACGGGCATCGAGGAATGTCTCTATGGTATTAGCACCCGAAGCTGACACATCAAATTTTAAATCATAAACTTTAGCATTTTGATGTTCAGGTAATCCTAATAAAAGTCTGTGTTCATATCCATCTGCAAAACGTATAGTTCTAGTAGCTGGTTTTGATTTTTTTCTTACTCCATAAGTAGGGTCGATACTTGGAAAGGTAGCCATTATGCAAGTATTCCTCCAGGTCTTTTTTGTTGTACTAATTCAGATTGTATCGCAGCAGAGATAAGTCGACCAAGTTCTCTTCCTCCTTCTTCATCACCTTCAACTGATGATCCAGAAGCATCTACATTTACGACTACGTTAGTTGTTCCTCCGAGTGCATGATTCGGTGTGATCGTGCCAGAAACACCTGGGCTGAACATCTCTGGACCACGTTCTCCTACGATGTAACTTCCACCTCCTTTTACTGGTCCTCCTGCTGCTCTTGTAATGCTAGATATTCCAAAAGAACCTTTGGGTAAAACTGATGGAATACCAGTGCCCATGAATCCAGGTTTCATGGGTGCAGGGGCTTTAAAACCGCCACCAAACATCCCACCAAACATTCCTAACAAGCCTTGCTGAAACTGGTTCGCTGCCATTTGTGCTGCTGATTTTATGAAATGATCTACTATTGAGTTGAACATATTTCTAAACGCATCACCAACAGACATCGTTCCTCTAATAACCCCTTCAAATGAAGTTTGGAACGATTGAGCCATTGTTTGAGATAGAGTAAGAATTTGATTTATAGGATTTTGTAGTTTTAACATTTCAGCTTGCAAATCTTTTACTTTGTCACTTATAGCAGTAAAAGCTATAGCCCCTGACTCTCCAAATTGACTATTAGCTTCATTTACTAAAGCCATTTGTTCTCTTATGATTTTCAAGCCCTCAATAGTATCTTTAATAGTTTGATCTTCTGTTTCTTTAAATCTTTTATTCAACTTATCAATACGACCTTGAATCACTTCATCAGTAGTTTTTAATTGGAATCCTGCTCCAATTTGACGGAAAAGACTTACCTGTTTTGCTTGCTCTATTGCATCTCTTTGCCTTGCTTTTATTTTTGCTCTAATTAAAGCCAACTCTACTGTTTCAGCATCATTGATAAGATTTTGTTGTAATAATTGTGTTGTTTGCTGATCTCCAATTAATTTTCTTGCTTCAAATATTTGATTAGCTAAAGCTGCTGAACGATCTGATGCTGCCAACCCTTGAAATGCTCCGCTATCCGAACCAAAAACTTCAACTAATGATTTTCTTAGTCTAGGATTGTCAAACTCTCGAAATCCATTTAGTAAATTAAAGGCTTCTTCTTTCGTAACTCTAAATCTACTAGCTAATTCATCAATATCTTTAGCGAGGATTTGTGTTCCACCACTGGAACTTGAAAGTCTTGCATTTAAAACTGCTAGTGATTCATTAAATTTTTGGTTTTTATCAACAGCAGCACCTATAGCTGTACCAACAATAGACAAAGCAAATCCAAATTGTCCTCCAATCGCTCCACCAGCAAGTCCACCAAGTCCACCACCAACTGCTGCTGCTCCTGTCTGCCCAAATAATAAAGGAAAAGCTCCACCAATGGCTGCACTAGATACTGTCCCTCCTATTCTTTTTCTTAAGTCTGCTTGAGCAGTTTTATTTTTTGCTTGTGCTAACCTTGCTTCTGCTTCAGCTTCTTGTTTAGCAAGAAGTATTTTTGCCTTGCTAAATGAAATACCTTCTTTTGCAGCTAGTCTTTGTACTTTTAATCTTTGTTCTCTTTGCTTAAGTGATCTATTGTATTTGTTTTCAACTTGAACAAGATTTTTTACTGCATTATTAAATTCTTTTGTTCCTATTGCTGCATTATCTAAAGCACTTCTAGCTTCATTTACTGCTTTTGATAAATTTTTAAAATTTTTAACAACAGGCATCCCTGCTGTACCTTTTTGAGCTTTATTATTAATAAAATCTATATTTTTTCTTAGTTGCTCTGTTTTTTTGTTAACACGATCTAATTCTTTTGCACCTGCAACAGCTAATTTTATCGAAACATCATAATTAGCCACTTTCTATAAACACTAAAACATTTTCTCTATATTACCTTCTTTTGCCTTTTAAAGCACTATTTTTTTGTGCTTGTTCTTGTTGTTTTTGAAAATCTTCGTATTCAATTTCTGCATAAGCAGCCCAACCTATCATTTCTTCTACCGTTAAAGTTTCTGACAATTCAGCAACAGTTTTCCCTAGTTCTTTAGCTAATGAAAAAATAAACTTCCAATCGTTATTAGCTTTTCAAGTCGGCTTTAGCCTCTGATACCTCCTTAGTTTGGCCAGCTTCTATCATGGCTAATTGAATTTCTTGTAAAATATTTGCTTCAACTTCTCTTCTAAGAGACGCTTTATCTCCATCTTGAAAAAGCCTGTTTCCATCTTTATCTAAGGCTTTTGTAATCATTAAAGCCAATGCAAAATCATTTGGGTCATTAGCATCTGATTTTTTTGATATTGATTCTCTTTCGGCAATAGTAAGAGGATGCCAATAAACACTTAAAATTACAGATCCATTTTTTACTACATCATGTTGATATAGCTGGCTTACACCAAAACTATTTTTTAAAAGTTCGATTGCTCTAGTCATAAATAATACAATGCTATTCTATTATACTAGGCATTAGCTGAAAATTGACAAGATATTACACCAACGAAATGACTTCTTTCTTCAATATCTAATAAGTTTGGTCCTACCATATCTTGAACTCTAGGTTTTACTGAAAAAGTGTCAGTATAATCAGAAGCATTTACAGAAGTTAATCCATCTATAACTTTTTCTGCTATTTCTATCAGAACCTTTGTTCCAACATTTTTAGGAACATGAATATTACATTGAATAACTCCAGAATAATAATCTAAAGCTGCACCATGAGGTTGAATAGTTGATTGTGAATAATTCACATTCATTACTACATATTTTTGTTCTTGCCCAGGAGTATTGAAATTCAGATTGTCATAGACCATTGATATTTCTGGGTCGCCATCTAAAACAGCATCCGTAACAGCTTTTTCAAATGCAGCACGGGTATTTTTTAAACTCATAAATTAATCTCCGTATAGCCTGCTGATGGATTTTTTCTACCTGTAAGTGAAGGGGTTTGTCTTGATTGTAAGAATATTCTACCTTTTGTTGGTCTTTCCTTCATCGTATCTCTAATTATCTTAGCTAAACGACCTTGTATGAAATTTTGAACTTTACCACTTTCTAAAGCATAAGCAGCGTGTTTTGCTCTGTTTCCAATAAAAACAGGTTTATCAATATTAAATGTTCTTCTATTAGGGTACCTTATTCGTATAGTTGGATTGCTTGGTCTTCTGGATGGTTTGCGATTAAAAAAATCTATACTTTCTTGTTTTCTTATAGATTTCCAGGGGGCAAATTTTCTCGCATCATCTCTAGCTTTTATGCCAGTTGTTGCTACTTTCCAACTAGAAGCAAAAAATCCTGTCCATACAGGACTATGGGTTTTAGTCGATAAACTTCTATGAGTTTTATTAATGACAGAATTAAAATCAGCATTTATTTGAGCTTTTAAATCTACAATAGGATCACTTTTTTGAAAGTCTCTTTTTTTAACCATCAGAATCGCACCATAACAATATAAAGATAGACTTGATTACCTTTTTTAGTATTTATGTCATAAATTTGTGCAGTTCTTAGCTGCCCATTATAAGTAAGTTTTATTTTGTCTTGGAACGTGACTTGATTATCGCCGATTAAATCTGGAGTTATGTAAACTTTAGCTCTTCTAATCTCTTGGCCTTCTTCTTCCTCAGATTGTATAAATTCAAGTGGAACTTTAATATCTGAATAAGTAGTGTCTATACTTACAAGTTCACCATTATCTACATCGTATTCTTGAACTCCTTTTTTGATAAAAGTAATGGTGTGATTAAAAGAATCACCTAAAGTTGCAACGACACTTTTGGCAACATTTTTAAATA